ACGGTACGGAGCAGACGGAGTGAAACGATTACCGCCGAGAGCCCACGCAATTGCGTCAAGAACAGATGTCTTGCCCTGTCCGTTTTTACCGCCCAACACGGTAAGTCCGTTTTCGGTCGGTTCATAAGCAACCGCCTTTACTCTTTTTACATTTTCAATTTCAAAAGCTGATATTTTTACTGACATATTAAAGTCCTCCTTGACAATTCGCTTAAAATTGTCTATCATTTAATTAAGGTATTTTTCTTTGTGCTTGTGGCATTCACAGTGTCGCAGGCACTTTTTTTATTGCTCATTTCTTCACCCCCACACATTCAAAACTGAAGGATTCGGATTCAGGCGTTTCAAGGACTTTGAGCTTGCGTTTTAGCTCGCGGTTTTCGTGACGATAACCGCTTGACGCTGTTTTTTCGAGTGCAAGGTCCGTTCTTGCGTTTCTTAGTTCAATGCTGAGATGTCTGTTCTCTGCTCTAAGGTTTTCGATATCTTTGAGTAGTTTTCTGCGTGTCGGGTAATTTCTTAACCGCATTTGTTACACTCCTTTCAACGGGTTTGAACCGAGAATATAATTGAGAAACGGTATTCTCGGAATACGGATAGATGTGCCGACTACAATTACATTGAATCCCAATTTTTCGGGTTTGTCCTTTGCCTGTTCACGCAATTTTTGCGGAGCAACTCCAATAGCCTTTGCGGCGTCCTCAGAAAGCAAATAGACATCACTGCTATCCATAATTTCTTTGATTTTTTTGTTCATCTGAACTGTGTCCATACTTTTCGCCTCCTATTTTTCGTTGGTAATTTTGTCTGAAACGATTTCGACTGATTCAACATCAGCAACGCTTCCTTTGTGTCAATAAGTTTAAGTTTTGCCATTTTCTCACCTGCTTTTCGATATTTTATTGCTTTATTACCCAAATAATGTTATTATTTATTTAGAAAGGTGGTGCACATATGAGTGACCAAAACATAAATGATACTGCTTATGGTGTTACAAAAGCTGTTTTAGAATCAGAAGCAGTAAGTAATCTTACAAATCCACCAACAAAAGTTGCAGGTGGACTGTTAGCCGATTTCATAAACTTGACTGTAGGTGGCATACATTATGCTTCAATAAAAGCCGAATTAAAGCGCCAAAAAAAGTTGGAAGAATTTAAAGCTAACATTCAAAAGGGTGTAGATAATATTCCAACAGAACATAAAGTTGAATCGAGAGAATCGATTATTGGACCTGCTCTTGAAAAAGCGAAATACTTTATGAATGAAGACGAAATTCGTGAAATGTTTGAAAAGTTAATCGTCAATTCATTCGACAGTAGAAAAATCGAAAAAATTCATCCGTCTTTTTCTGACATCATTCAACAAATGTCGCCTATAGATGCCCAAAACCTAAAGTGTTTTTCAGTTAAAAAAAATTTGCCAATATGCGAAATAAGGATAAATTCTGAAAAAGGCGATCATAGAATTTTGCAAACTAATGTTTTTTGTAGTAATAAGTTTTGCGATTCAATTGAGCAACAATCAATTTCTTTATCGTCTTTATCTCGTATGGGTCTTATAAGCATCGCATATGATGAATACATAACTGATGATTCAGTCTATAAGATTTTTGATTCTTTACCTATAGTAGTAGATTTCAAAAATCAAATAGAAGCCACAAACAAATCAAATAACAGTAATCAAAAATTTGATTTACAGAAAGGAGTTGCAAAACTTACTCCTGTTGGAAAAGCGTTCATTGATGTTTGTCTTCGTCCTTTGCCCACTTAATCAGATCCATAATTTGAGCGTCGTGCTTATCAAGGTAGCTGTCTATTGTTTTATACAAATG